TCCTCCACTCATCATCTAAAAAATTTATACTTTCACTATTAATTGTATTAGTAGAGATTACTAAATTTTCTTCAACAAGTAAATCAACTAGTTGTAAAATCTCACGATCTGATAAATTTTCATAGATTTCATTAACATCCAAATCTATTTCCGTTTTTGTCCAAAATGTTGCCATAATTTTTTCTTTTTATAAATAACAATAAAAGTTAATGACTCCATCAATGGGAGTCACCAACATTATGTTTTTCACTAAATATACTATAATCAGGGTTGATTACCTTACCAACTTTGTGTCTATCACCGGTAACGGATTTAACAACCACACCTTCGTGAGGAACTTTGGTTCCCTCTATATTGTTATTGAATACGTATTTATCTTGTTTTTCTTTGGACCAAGTTCCCAAATAAAGAACCTCAACTCTTGGTAATCCCAACGATTCAAAGACATTTTTTTTATACGTTCTTGATTCTCATCCATACCCTATTATTTTTCAATGATCATATTTGTATTAGCAATTGGAGCTCTAAATTCTGGAATTTTTTTACCATCAAAATCTTCAACATAAACTTCATAATGTTGGTCCATCACTTTTACTGTTGGGACGTTGTGTTGAAAGTAAATTATATCTCCTTGTGAATTAATCAAAATTACTTCTTTTTTTGTTGTGTTAAATGTTAATGTTTGCATATTTTTTATTTTTTATTTTTTTAAAAAAATAATAAAAAAAAATAAAATTGTCAAGTTAATGTGAGTCACCAACATTATGTTTTTCACTAAATATACTATAATCAGGATTGATTACTTTACCAACTTTGTGCCTATCACCTGTAACTGATTTAACAACTACACCTTCGTGAGGAACTTTGGTTCCCTCTATATTGTTATTGAACACATATTTATCTTGTTTTTCTTTGCACCAAGTTCCCAAATAAAGAACCTCAACTCTTGGTAATCCCAACGATTCAAAGACATTCTTTTCGTCATGATAAGGTCGGTAATCACCATTTAATTCAACATCAAAACCAGCAAACTTAACATCGGTTAAACCATAATCATAATTTTTTTGTATACCATGACCATATATCTCACCATAGATGATTAACCCATCACCCAAATAGTCAGGACTACCAAATGTCTTAACATAATCCCATAGTTTATTTTTTATTTTGTAATTATCTGAGATCGTTCTCCAAACATCTGTTTCATAAAAACCTTGAGAGTCAGAACCTTTCTCCACATTGTGTGATCCATAAACATATTCGTAGTTAACCCATTTGTTTCCAAATAACTTTTTAACTCTATCAAAGAATGAAAGTCTTTTCTTTCTTACAATACCATAACGAGCATTTGTTCCGTGAAGTTTACGAGTAACAGTAACTATGTCTTCTTCGTTAAACATTTCAGGCGCATTTTTTAAGTTAGGAAACTTGTGGTAGACATGAAAGTTAGGGTTTTGGTGGTATTTGAATTTTCTACCCCCACTTAACTGAACCATCTTAACAGGTGGTTCGTATTTGAACACTTTAAGTAACTCCATGCAGTCAGAACCATCGTATCTATATTTTTCCGGAACAAACTCTATTGGTATTATTAAACATTCAGAGTAAACCTTACGAAGTTTTATAGTTCTTACTCTCTGACCTTTACGAAGATAACTTGTAACACCTAATCCATCAGAAAGTTTTTGTGGTATAACCGCATCGGTGGTTGCAACAACAACCAAATCATCAACTTTATATTCTACTTTTTTAGTTATGGCATTCCAACCATTAACCATCACAAGTTCTATGTTGTCAGCACCTTCTATTGGTTTAACCTCTCCGATTACACCAACATAACATACGCTATTTAAATTTTCCATTTTCTATATTTTTTTATACTGTATGTTCAATTTTAACTCTTACACAATTTTGTTCCAATCTATTTAAGTGTCGGTAGTTGTTGATGTATCCCATCATATTACCACTACCCACAGCGTTTGCCGAATGGACTACAACTTCAACAATATGTTTACCATCTAACCATTGATTCACTAACCACTTGGTGCAATCCATACCAGTTTTTTCTGTTATATTATCGTAATTGATAGTATAGTTTTTTACAACACCGTAATGCCATTCTCTCATAGCACTATCACCCAAATCGTGATCCAAAGATATTAACTCAATGTTCTCTAAACCAATTTCATTTATCTTACTAACAAATTCATCATAAGAACGAACAACAATCCAACTTGGGTCTACCGGTGTACGAACATCATCTAGATATATTTTTTTATTCATATATACTTTCGTATTAGTTTAAAAATTTCTGTAATATCTGTAAATTCTGATGGTGGACTATCGTTTCTACCTGGTAAAAATATTAAAGTAAAACCGTGATTCCCCTCAAACTTTTCAGTAACTCTTTTACCACAGATTTCATTAATATAAACCCATGGGAAATTACCCTGAAGTTTAACCTCAATTCCAATTTTTTTCAATCTTTCTACAAATACTGTGATCTTATCACCAGTTAATTTTGTGCTTGTTTCTGTTTCCATTTCTATATATGTTCCAAATTTAGTTTCTCTTGTTTTCATCTTAATACGTATCTATGAATTACTATTACTAATTTACCATTGAATAATGCTCGGTCTGTTTGAATATCAATATCCATCATACCCAAGTCTTCCTTAAGCCTGTTGGATTGGATTTCAACTTCGTGTTCCGCATCTTTTTCATTTTTGAAGAACCCAAAATAGGAATCACATTTCCCTGTTTTATCACACACTCCGTAAATAATTTCTCTACTATCCATTTTTATATATTTTTTTTTGATCCATAACATTCTAATTTTTTATCTGTAACATTCCACAAATCTTTCACCCCTTCGGTCATATGACAATTATGTTTCTTACCAGTCCTACGACCAAATTCAACAATCATATCATTATGACGATTCTTAATAAAGTGCGGACATTCTTTGCAGGGAGTTTCCATAAAACAAAGATAATAAAGTTTTTTGATTAAAAACAAGAAACCCCACTTTTTTTGTGGGGTTTATTTTATTTTTTGTATTTGTATTTGGTTTCTATTTTTCTTTTACCATATTTTTTTTCCATAATTTGTTGATGAAGTTCCCAATTAATAATTGATTCGCTAACTTGTTCATCGTCTTTTGCCATAGCATATAATTTTGATATTTTTTTTAACATTTTGTTTGCAACAAAGTTAAAGCTTTTAAACTCATTTTCAAAAAATTTAGTTGGGTTTTCTTGGTATTTAATTACATAATTAAAAAACTTTTGTCTAATTTCATTTGTTTTTTTAAGTCCTTCTATATTTTTTTCAGCGTTTGGGGGTAATAACCCTATGTCTAAAGCCATTCGTAAAAAATCGTCGCTTGAGTGTGAGGTCATTTCTACAAACAAGTCCATTTTATTATTTACCAAATCAATATGAACGACTTCTAAAACTCTTTTTATTTTTTCATCTATTGTCATATTGGATGGATCATCATTAATGTGTTCCAAGAGAGCATCTAATCTTTCTTCTTGTTCTTTTAATTGTGAAATAAAATCATCAAATGAAAAGTTTTTAATTTCTAACAACTCTTTATAAACTCTATTGTTTTCTAAAAACTCTTTGAATTGTGACTTTGTAATATTTTTTCTTTTCATAGAATATGCAACTTCTGTAGGTCTGACAAGGTTTTCAATTGCATGGATATAATACATAAACCTATAAAAAACACTATCAATTGCAGGTATTCCAAAAGTACCTCTTTTTTGTGTTGCTTGATATTCAGCATCAAGACCCATTAAACCAAATTGTTTTGACTGTTTATCGTATTTGTGTTTTATTTCATGAGATAAAGATGAAACATGCTCATCTCTTTCTTCTTCCATTTTTTGAATTAGTCCTTCAGGTTCCCAATTTTCACCAACAGCAAAAGTTATACTCAACTCTAAAGTTGTTGAGGGTTCTGTTTCTTTCATATAAACATCTCTATTAAACCCAAAACCACCTTCCATGCCCATTGAAATAATGTCTAAGACACCTCCTTTTTCGTCTTCAATCTCCTCAATTTTTACAGTAAGAGTATATGAATCAATTTTAATTTTTTTCTTATTTCCCAATTCAAAGTTAATTTCTCCATCAAAGTTGTACTCGTCTTGAATGGTATCGATTGTTTTGATGTCTTGTTCAACAACATCATATAACATATCGGCAGCATCCAAAATATTATCTGGAACCCCTAAAGCTTCTGTAATTATTTTTAATTGACTTTCAGTTATGACAATATTTTTCATACTAATAAATATATTAAAGTCATAGTTTATCCTACAACCCCAACTAAACCATCAAGGTGGTGATCATTACTTAAATCAGATCCAATCTCACGACGATCCATCATATGAACAATCTCAGTAATTTTATAAGGAAAATATCCATTACCATCCACACCAACATCTAGTCGTTTTCCATTACCCCATTTGTTTTGATTAGATAAGTGAACATGTCCGTGTAAGTGAATCACTCCTTTGTTTAACCCATTCCAACTTGCAAATGGGTAGTGACTTAAAACAAAGTCTTGATTATTAATTCTAACTTGTAAGTAATCGCTAACACTTATAAAACGATCATGAATGTTTTCTCGATTATTTCTAATGTGGTGATCGTGATTTCCTAAAACAAGATGAATGTTTTTACAAACCAAACGATCTAAAAACTTACCAATACTTTCAAATCCACCAAAAGCAATATCGCCCAACATAATTAGAGTATCGTCTTGACCAACTTTAGAGTTAATATTGTTTACCAAAGCATCATTCATCTGATCTATCGATTGAAAATCTCTAGTATTGTAAGTAGGGACATCCCCATCTTGGGTTCTCCAATTAGTCACAGATCTACAAATGTTTTTATGGTTGTAGTGTGTGTCTGATGTGATCCAAACTACACCCGTTGTTAATATGTCATCAAATTTCATTTCTTATAATTTTATATTGAATCTATCTTTCATTAATTGAATCATATTTTCAGGACAATCGTGTACATTTGTGCCTCCGTGTCTGTTTTCAACAATAATAGAGGTCACATAATAACCATACTTAATTGCCAATTCATAATATGGTTGAAGTTCCCACTCTTGTGTAAATGTGTTTGATACGGCAATTTTTGGTGTGTTTGACTCCATTGCGTATCCAACATATTGTTGACACTCTTTATGAGCTTCTTTTATTTCAGATGCAATAAAATTGTAGTTATCGTCATTATCATAAAAATAATGGTCCGCTTCAAATACATTTGGAGTTAATTGTTTTGCAAAAGTTGTCTTACCACTTCCTGGTATTCCTCTAACTAAATATATCATTTTTTCCATAGTACAAATATAAGAAAAAAAATTGCATAAAAAAAGGGAGTCAAACTCCCTTTATATTAAGGTGCTATTATTTTATAATAGAGTTCTGCAGATATTTTATTATTAATTGGTAACGGATTTTGGATTACATTTGTTCCTGATGTTCCTTGAGTTCCACTTGTGCCGTTTGTTCCATCGGATGAACCCCAAGATCCGGCACATTTTCCTGTATCGTTAATTGCCTTCATAATGGCATCAAAATCAAAAGTATATTTATTACCCTTAACTTTAGTATTATTATTAGATTTATCTTTAGTGTCTTTATTAGATTTATCTTTAGTGTTTTTTTTAGAATTGTAATTACTAGTTCCATCAACTTTTTTTCCATTAGGTAATACACCTTCTTTTTGGCAAATATTTTTTACAAGTGCCGCAGATATACCTGTTTGAGAATAATAAAAAACGCCTTTGTTTTTACCACTAAATCTATATTTACCTTTTGCGCAATAGAATGTTATATTTTGGGTAGATGAAGCTTTTCCTGCTGTATATCCACCCTTAACTTTAACTTTAATAGGAACATTATAAGCGACAGCTTTATCCGTTCCATATTTATAAAATGTGACCCCTGGATCAATCACTATGGCATCGGCAATATCACTTTCTTTTGCAAACCTTTGTTCTTTTTTAGTTTTGTAGTTAGTATTTTTATAAAGGGTATTTTCATTACCCTCAGATAAGATTATTTTATTCTCTTTTAAAATAGCCTGTTTGTGTAACCCTAATATTCTTTGGACTTCACCTTCATTTAATGTAAATTTATTTCTCATAGTAATTTTTAAGCTAGTAAACCTGAGTCATCTATGACAACATCACTTGATTTATTTTTTGATTGACAATATTCTTCAATAAAAGTCATGTTTATAATAATTTTGTCAATTAATTTTTCTGGATCGTTAATAAGAGATCGATAATTATTAAGATCTTTTTTAGATTCTGCTAATTTTTTAGCCAATTCAGGTTTTAATTGATTATTTTCACAAATTGAATCTGTACTCATATTATTTAATTCGGTTATACTTTTTTCTATTTGATTTTTAACTATTTGATTAGTATTAGACTCTTTTAATTTATTAAGGAATACTAAAACTTCTTGTTTTTTTGCCTCTACATCTGGATTCGTAACTAAATCAGAATTTTCTGAATTATCATTTTGTTCAAAACGATATTTTGTATATGTTTCTATAGCAGTTTTTGTTTTATCACCAGCAACTCCATCAACACCATCTTTGTTAGGCCCTGAAGTTCCAAGATAGGCACTAAAACATTCTTTTAGTCTTTGTTGGATTATCATTATTTGACTTTTTGTTTGTTCACTTATGATAGCTTTATTAATAATAATATTTTGAAGTCTATTATATTGTTTTTCATTTAATATTAATTTTTTCATATCTTATTTTTATTTATAAATATACCAAAAAACAAAAAGGTGAAAATAAATTCCCACCTTTCAAGAGATCGACATTGAAATGCCATTTAACTCCACCACTTTGTTTTGATAGAACAAAGAAACTATATTTTAATCATCCAAACTTTTATTACATTTTGTCCTGTAAAATAATTATTAAATTGACAATTTATAATTTCACCTTGTGTTATATTGTAGTTATAAATACCACCACTTATATGTCCCCAAGGTGTGTTATTTAATGTCAAGGTATAGTTTAAATTATTTGGATAAAAATTATAAGTTGACTGAACACCATTAAAACTATAAGTGTTATAGGTTAAAAAAACAAGAGTGTCCAACCTTAGTTCCTCATTAAAATTTGTGTTTAAAACTTTAGTGATTACCCAAGTAGTATTTTTTAAAGTTATTGTTGTGTCAACAAAAGTTGTGTCGGTAATAATTGGTTGCGGATCTAAAGGTTGTTGTGGTTTCACCTCAACTTTTTTACAAGAAAATAAAACAAACCCTATAATAAATAAAATAAGTTTTTTCATGTTATACCAAAGTTTCTAATTTATTTCTCACTTGTTCTCCAATAGTTATAGGTGTCAGGTTTGTTAAAACAATTGACTCTTTTAAAATTTTATGTGGAATATGAACCAAAAACAAATTACCATCATAAAATGAAAGATCTTCTTTAAGATTTAAAGCACCATCAACCATTTTTAAAAATATCTTGAATTGAATTGGGTCAACAAAAGATTCAGATAGAATTGTACCAAAATTTTCGTTGATAATATTAATTTTGTGGTTTACTGGAGTTTTTATCATGTCTTTATTATTTCTACAAATGTAATAAAACTTTTGGTTCTAAAAAAATTATTTTAAAACTTTTTTAATAATATCATAAAGTTGTTCAACTTCTTTTTGTTTTGGTATGTCATATAATTTAAAATACTTACAAGATGTATGTTCATGACCATGAGTTGCATTATTTAAATCAGGTTCTTTTTTGTCTTTGGTATTTTGTAAAAATACAAACATCATTCCTCTTTTGGTTCCGTCATCATTAAAGTTATCTATAATTCCAACAAGATCTAAGTCTGTATTAATTTCAATATCAGTTTCTTCGTGAAATTCTCTTATAGCGGCTTGACCTGGCGATTCACCATTTTCAATACCACCACCAGGTATTGACCAAATGTTTGGTAATGTTTCTTTTGGTCCTCTTTTACAGAGTAAAACCTCATCCCCATATTTAAGAATGACACCAGCACTTTTTCTAAACTTATTCATTGATATTTATAAATATGAAAGTAAAAATAAATAATAACTTATTTGATGTTAAAACTCTATTAACTTCAAAAGATGCTCAAAAGGGTATGATGGGTAAAAAATTTGATGGTTATGATGGTATGTTATTTTTTATGAAAAACGAACCTCATTCTTTTTGGATGAAAAACTGTGTTATTCATTTAGATATTATTTACATACATGATTACAAAATTGTAAAAATACATCACAACTGTAAACCTTGTTTTGAAAATGATTGTGATAACTACAAAGGTAATGGTGATTTAGTACTTGAACTTCCTGGTGGAACTTGTAAAAAATATAATATCAAAGAAGACAATGAAGTTACTCTGCTTTAAAATAAATCTATTTTAACTTGTTTCTTTTCATCAACAAAAGTCTGAACTCTACCTCTCGCAACATCACAATAGTTTGGACTTAATTCAATTCCCAACCATCTACGATCTAATATTTCTGCCGACACCATAGATGTTCCGCTACCAGCAAATGGATCCAAAATCACATCGTTTTTGTAGGACAATATCTTAATCGCCTTTGTTGGTATGTCCATCGAGAAAGTTGCCTTGGTGAGTGATTTAGTATCTGCAAAGTAATTCCACTGACCAAAAACAAGTTCCATAAACTCTTTCTTATCTTTTTCTTCATATACAATTTTTTTCTTTAATGTCCCGTCTTCCTGTTCAATCTCAGTTGGGGCTCCTTTCCATTCTGGTTCACCTTTAACCTTTTTAATGTGGTTTTTTTTGTATGCTAATATCACACATTCTTTTGGATTATAAATATATGGAGAACTGGGACTCATCCAAGATCCCCATGCGGTTGTCTTACTTCTGTGGGGAGAATCTTCTTCTAAATCCACAATTCCAAAGAATTTAAATCCAACTTCTTTCATTATTTGATAAAATTCTGAAACAAAAAATACTCTACCTCCCCTATCTTGAACATTCACTTCGTAAGGAATGTTAATTGAGACTCTACCGTCATCTTTAATCAATCGGTAAGTTTCTGTTAACCATTCTTTTGTCCAACCCCAATACTGGTCCATAGGTAAGTTATCGATGTGCATATCATATTTAATCCCACAATTATATGGTGGTGATGTAACAACCAAATCAACACTACCTTCAGGTAAAGTTTTCATTACCTCAATACAATCTCCATTTATAATTTTTCCTGTTTCTATCATTTTTAAAATATATTTTTTATCATTATTTAAACTATTTCTGTAATTATTTGAGCTAATTTATATCCTGCAAAAGCTCCTGACGCAGCAGATCCAGGAAGAACTATAAACTTTCCAAGAATTGTGTCATATTTCTTTCTATTCACAATATAAGAAATTAAAATGTAATAAACAATATAGTTTATTAAAACTAAAAAGTCCAGTTCGTTTGCTACAAACACAACAATAGAGTTCCCAAGAAACCCCCACATAAAATTTATAAGAGTTTCTCGTAGTAATTCACTTGGTGTTGTGATAGCATCTAAAACTGAAATTTCTTTACTAAACCCTGTTTTATTTTTCGATGTTTTTGATGTGGTGTTGGAGGTACCAAAGGGCTTTTCTGAGGTCTTCAAGTTCTGTATCTTTTCTTTTTTTTCCTGCACGACTAATATATTTTATTGCATTTCCTAAACTAAACCCTAAATCCCAAGCGTCAATCACCTTGATAACTTCATATTCATTATTTTCTCCTCCGTAATGTTGAGGATGGTTTACTTGTTCTATTTTTGGTGGGGGACACTGACAAAGTCCGGTGCCGCCACATACACAGTCATTATCCATTATTCTTCTTCTCTATATTCTTTTAATAACTCATCGTTGGGCATTGTTCCGTATTTCCCATTAAGACCATCCATATCAACAAATGAGGTCATCATATTTTTTGTATCGTATATTTGTTGTGTAACATCAAGTGATTTAACAATTTCACGAATGATCTTGTAAGGATCAGCATTTGACCCTGGTCTTCGATCTTCAATATATCCTTTCCATTCTTTTGCTGTGTCCTGAGGAACTCTAATTGACGCTCCACGATCAGATACACCCCAACTGAATTTATCAATTGCCTGAGTTTCATACTCTCCAGTTAATCTTAGATTGTTATTAGAACCATAAGCTTTAATGTGATCATTGTGCCTTGATTCAAATGCGTTGAGTAGTGCCATGAAGTATTCTTCATCCCCGTCAAGTCTCATAATGTCTGTTGAGAAGTTTGTATGAAGACCTGATCCATTCCATTCACCATTTTGAATTGGTTTTGGGTGAAGTTCAATATGGTAACCATAATTTTCAACAACTTTGTGTAAGAAATAACGAGTCATCCAAAGATCGTCCCCTCCTTTTAACTTACCTTTAGATAATATCTGATATTCCCACTGACCTAACGCAACTTCAGCGTTTGTTCCTGTAATATTAATACCATAATCTAAACACATATTTGTATGTTCGTCAACAAACTTACGACCAACAACATTATGTCCCACACCACAATAATACTCACCTTGTCCTTTAAGGCTATTTCTTTTATGTCCTAAAATATTCCCATTAATTTCTTCACGAATAAAATACTCTTGTTCAAAACCAAACCAAAGATCTTCAAAACCTTCACCAATACTTGATCTTTTATTTGACTCGTGTGGTGACCCGTCATGATTTAATACCTCACATAAAACATAAACCGTTGATGACATGTCTTTCATATAATGTCTAACAGGTTTTAAAATACGATCTGAGTTTCCAGTTTTAGCTTGGTTAGTTGATGATCCATCAAAATTCCACATAGGAAAATTCCCATCTAAAAATGCGTTTTTAACTGTATTGTATTCAACAATCTTAACTTTACTTCTGAGGTTAGGTTCTGGTTTATATCCATCTAACCACACATATTCCAATTTAATTTTCATATATTATTTATTTTTTTGTGTTTTTGTCAAATAATACTTTCGTATTTCGTGACCCAAATTCTGATCGTTTGGAAATTTATCAACCATTTTTTTAATAAATTCTAAAATTTTGTTTTTTTCTTTATCACCCATTGTTTTCTTTTAATTCTTCAAATTTTTTAGTTTGTGATATGTGACCAGCAATTCTTCTTTTGAACATTGGAAGTAGGGTTTCGTTTATTGGAAAAATTCCCTTTGAGCTCATATAAAAGATTGGTCCTATTTTTTTGTCAATACCATCGAATGAAGAAAAATTATAAATAATTTTTGAAATAGTCAAATCATTTATAGACTGATCGTAAATTAATTTTACATTTGTCATTTGTTGGGGATTTAATTTAGTTTGTTTTTTGATCACATATTCCCAAACATAATGAGTTTTTTCATGATCAATAAAATAAAAGAACCCTTTAGGATGAATAATGTTTTTTTTGTTTCTTTTAACTTTCATATCCAAAGAATCAAACACTATTGTCCACACTGATTTAGCAATGTTAAAGTACTCCATCATTCTTGGTGCTGAGTACATTAGTATTTTTTTAAATTCTTTGGATTCATCGTCTGACATATCGGGAAGATCTTTAACTTTAAGATCTTTTACCATAATTTCGTCATCAATGTTTGTGAGTTTTTTGTCTGTGTAAACAATCTTATGGTCTCTCATAAGAGCTTGGACATTCATTAAATGTAGTGATAATTCAATAAAACCTGGATATAACTCTAACTTGTCAAGTTTTTCTCCCATCTTTTGGAAATAGGAAAGTAGTTTGTATTCTTTGTATTCTCTATCAATAGGTTTTTCGAACATCCAATCGGTATTCATTAAAAATTCTATTTTTTTTCTTCGTGTCATTAAAAATAAAAATAATGCAAAATATAAAACAAATAAAGGGCTATTGAACCCTCATTACATAATACTCAGTTCCATTTATATTAAAAGTATCATAATCACCATCATAAGAATTTAACATATTACCATATCCGTCAGAACTTACTACCGTTTCAGTTAGTTTATCTAAATCAATAAAATCCATTATAAAGTTTTTATCAAAACCATATATATCAATAAACCCTTGAATGTCGTTTTGGTAATCATCAACTCTACTTGTAATTTCATTTTCAATTGAACTTTCATCATAATCACCTTGTGGGTCATCATTGATTTCTTGAATTATTTCTACCAATCCTTCAATTTTTACTTCAATTTCTTCATATTTTTCATCAGGTAAATTTTCACTTTCTAATCTTTTATTAAGTGAATCTATGTTTGATTGTAGTTGTTGAACTTGTTTCATTTGTTGATTTGATAGTTCTAAAGGTATGTCAAAATTTTCAGGAGAATTTCTAACATCATCATCGTAGAAATCATATAACCAATTATACCATTGTTTATCATTTAAAGCCTCATTGAATGCCCAAGAACTAAACGAATCTATTCCTGCATCATCAATTAATTGTTCAACATATTGTCTTGCCGCACTATCTGCCTCATCTTCAGTATAAACATCATAGGTATTAGGATTAAACCCATTACCACCACCTAACCATTCATATTGTTTTCCGTAACCATAGGTTGCCCTTCCATTAGGATTGATATAATACTTATCTTCAGGAACTTCATTTCCTTCGTCATCTTCAACCATATCCACATCACCATGTTGATTTA